ACGCGCACAGGCGGACTCGTACGCCTGCCGAAAAAGTTCCGCGGGCACAAGGGCGCGGTCGAAGATCTCGAACTCGGGAACGACTCGATCCGATCGACGTTCGATGAAATGTTTCCGCCGACCGAACTCGGCTTGCTTGCGGCCGACGGGCTCGGGCTAGGTGTCGGCGTCGCTGAGATCCAACCCGTCCAGGGTCGCGACTTCGGCGTGATGGTTCGCCTCGATCCTCAGTTTCTGCTGTGGCGGCATTCGGAGAACCGTTGGTACTACCGCACGATCGCGGGCACGATTCCGATCACGCCTGGCGATGGTCGCTGGATTCTGCACACGCCCGGCGGGCGCATCGCACCTTGGCAGCATGGGCTATGGCAGTCCGTCGGCGAGTCGTGGATCCATAAGACGCACGCGAAGCTACACGACTCGAACTGGCAGTCTAAGTTAGCGAATCCGGCGCGCGTCGCAGTGTCGCCGCAAGGCGCGAGCGAAGAGCAGCAAGAGAGCTGGTTTCAACGCGTCATGGCCTGGGGCGTCAATACCGTCTTCGGAATGCGCCCTGGTTATGACGTCAAGTTGCTTGAGAGCAATGGCCGTGGGCATGAAGCGTTTCAGACGACGATCGACCGTAGCGACCGCGAAAGCATCATCGCGATCGCGGGCCAGGAAGTCACGACGGACGGCGGCGCCGGTTTTCAAAACTCGGACATTCACAAATCTATCCGCGCTGACCTAATCAAGGAAACCGCGGACGCGCTCGCGTACACGATCAACACTCAGGGAATACCGGCCTTTGTGATCGAGCGCTACGGTATCGACGCGCTCGTCGAGAGTGCCGTCGTGGAGTGGGACGTAACGCCACCAAAAGATCGTGCCGCGGAAGCTACAGCGCTAACGGCAGCGGGCAACGCGATCGTAGTACTTGATAAAGCGTTTAAGCCTCACGGTTTCGAAGTCGACCCGCAAGAAATGGCAGATCGTTTCGGCGTTCGCATTCGTAAGATCATGAAGACCGGCGGCGATACTGTGAAACTCGATCTAGCCCAGACTGATATCGCGAAGGTCGTTCGTGTCGACGAAGTCCGCAAGTCTCAAGGACTGGACGGTATCGGCGACGAACGCGGCGACTTGACGATCGGCGAGATAGACGACGGCAACGGAGAGGCGGCGGCATGAAGTTTAGAACTTATGGCATGATGGCGATCGCACCGAGCGCACTGAACGCGGACTATAGTGAGGCCTTCGCGACGAACGCGCACACCGTGAGTCATGGCGCGGTTGCGGTTATTCCGATCCGCGGTCCACTGACGAATCATTGCGACGCTGAATTTGACTCATACGAAGAGATCAAGGCTCGAACGTTTCTGGCTTTGAAGTCCGGCGCGCGCGACATTATCTGGCGGATCGATTCACCCGGCGGGCTCGTCTCGGGTTGCTTCGACACGGTAGTCGAAGTGCGCCGCATGATTGCGGACGCGGGCGCGCGCTTGACTGCGTACGCCGAGCAAGCGTCGAGCGCTTCATACGCACTAGCATGCGCGGCGTCCCGTATAATCGCGAGCGCGAGCGCGAGCGTCGGATCGATCGGCGTGATCGAGACAGTGCTCGACACGACGGCGAAGGCAGCGAGCGAAGGCGTCAAGATCGTGCTTGTCACGAGCGGCGCGCGCAAGGCTGATTGCAACCCGCTATCACAGATCACAGACGCCGCGCTGGCAGCTTCTCAGACGAACGTCGACATCATGGCCGGCTTGTTCTTCGACTTAGTGTCGGAAGCTCGCGGCTTGAGTGTCGACACGATCCGCAAGCTCGAAGCAGCGCAGATGCCCGGGACGGTCGCGCACGCGATCGGGCTCGTGGATGAGATTGGTACATTTGATCAAGCGCTCGCGATAGCCGCGAGCGGAGTCGCCGCGGCGACGGAAACAGAAGGAAAAGCGATGAAAGCTAAAGAGATGATCGCCGCATTGAAGGCGAAGGCCGAAAGCGACGACGACGACGCACAGGAAGCGCGAGCCGCGCTTGCTGAGTTCAACGACGACGACGACAAGCCCGACGCGAAAGCCGAAGACGAAGGCGACGACGACAAGCCCGACGCGAAAGCCGAAGACGAAGGCGACGACGACAAGCCCGACGCGAAAGCCGAAGACGACGACGAAAAAGAAGCTAAGGCGGCTGCAAGCGCAGGCACAAGCGCGCGCGCGTTTAGCGCGAAGGTTTCGTCTATCTTCCGCAAGGAATACCGCGCAGTTCAGGAAGAAGCGAAGCGCGATCAATTGCTGACGTCGCGCCCGGACTTGCAAGCAAGCGTTCGAAAAGAACTCGGCGAGCTACCGCTCGCGGTCGTCGAGCGAATGCTCGCTGGGATTCCTGTCGTGAAGTCGGCGGCGCAGAACGCTATTGCGGGCGCGCTCGCAGGCGGACCTGTCGGCGGCGGCACGCCGCTTGAATCGAGTAAGTACGACGCCGATCTCGATCGACAGATGGGTCTGACCGCGATCACGGGCGGCACTCGAAACGAAGGCACAAAGCTCATTCTCAGCGCGGGCGCTGCGAAGGTAACCAAGTAAACGGCGCAGCCGAGAAAGACGACAGACAATGCCAGCACTAATAGGTCCGCGACGAAACGCGGTACATTCAGTCAAGGGGCTACGCCTCGCACTCACAACCGGCGTCACCGCACACGAGAACGGCATCGCGTGTATCGATCTCGATACGGGCAAGCTTGTTCCGGCAACGACCGATCCGAACTTGTTCCCGATCGGTAAGTTCGCGGACGTCGGCAACGGACGGCTGGGCGACGGTACTACTGCCGTGAAGGTCCGACTCTTCAAAGAGATCTGGTGTGAGTGGGTCGCGAACGATGTCGGCGGTACGCCTGTCGACGAAGGCGACATCGGAGCGCTTTGCTACATGCTCAATGACCAGACCGTGACCGCGGACGACACAAGCGCAAGCGTTGCAGGGCGCGTGTGGGGCGTGAGCGCGACAAAGGGCGTGCGCGTTGAATACGCCATGAGCATGGGCCCGACCGGACCGACCGGACCGGCCGGCGGCGGCTGATCCTTTTAGGGTCAATCAAACGAAACTCTAACAGGAGACTAGGAAAATGGCAGGAATTGGCGGGGCGATTACGCCCACATATCTAATGAAGCTCGAAGCGAATATGCGGATTCTAACGAATCAAGCTTACAACACGCTTCTTGAAAATTTGTGGTGGACCAAGATCACAAACGTGATCCCGAGCATGAGCAAAGAAGAATTGTTCTTCTGGCTCATTGATACGGCGCAGATCGAATACGACGAAGAAGGGAACATCGAATTCGAAGAACTCGCGATGCAGAACGCGAGGTACGAAGCGGAGTACGCGGCTAAAGGCCTGAAGGTCGTTAAGTCGGCGTTCGAGGACCTGGACGGGAACGGCGTGCGCGTCGCGACTGCGTGGTCGACCGCGATCGGCAAGTACGCTGCATACTTCCCTCAGAAACACATTGCTAAAGCGATCAAAGCTAACGGCAAGTGCTACGACGGTAAGAACTTTTTCGCGACGGATCACCCACTCGATCCACTCAACGTAGCCGTAGGCACATTTAGTAACTTGCTCACGACGGGGATCAAGCTCGACGCGCGACACACGATCGAAACCGCCTACGATACGCTAGGTACAATTGTGACGCATCTTTCCAATGTGAAGATGCCGAACGGCGAAGATCCGCGCAACCTGCAAAACGGTTTCTTCGTTGCACCGCCTGCGATGTACCCTCGTCTGATTCAGCTTTTGAAGTCTAAGTTTTTGAGCATCAGCGGCGGTTCGACTGACGTGTCGGGCGTGATCAGCGACTACGGTTTCGAGGGCGTTGTGATGGCGACCGAACTCGGTGCAGCTTACGGTGGTAGTGATACTGACTGCTACCTCGCGGTAAAGGACATCACGGGCGACGATCTCGGCGGCATGTGTTGGATCGATCGCGAGCCCTTCACTGTGCAGTACTACAGCGGGCAAGACGGCGGCGGTGTTAGCGCCGACCTGAATCGCACCCGTGAGATGGAATGGCACGTCGAAGGCCGCAACGTGGCCGGCTACGGGCATCCGTACAAGCTGTACAAGCTCGTCGGTCAGGCACCCTAATCGCGCCGCACGTTCGAAACTAGACGCCTCAGGCGGGCCCGCGGCTGTAATGGTCGGGGGCTTTTCGGGTGTAAATCATGGCCGGATATCTCGATTTAGGTGGGTTCAAATCCCGGACCCTCATGCCCGCGACTGAAGTCGACGCGCTAGAGAAAGCCGCGCCCGGTTGGTTACTGCAGAAGCTCGAAACCGTTTCGCGTGTCGATATCGATCCGAAACTACGCAAGCGCTACGACGCGCCTTTTGACGTCGTCACATGTCCGGAAGCTGTGAAGGCGTGGCTGGAGCAGATCGTAACCGAACTCGCCTACGTGCGGCTAGGAGTCGATCCAAACGATATGCAGTTTCAGTCTGTAAGTCGAATCGCAGAACGCGCACACCTTGCGATAGCGGAAGCGGCTAACGCGGTTGACGGGCTTTACGATCTACCGCTTCGTGACTCCGAGAAAGCTACTGGCATCACGAAAGGCGCGCCACGCGGATACGCTGAGCCCGGCCCGTATCACTGGCTAGACGTGCAACGCGAGGCGCTAGAATGAGCCGCGAAGCGGCGTACGCCGCGCTCGACGCGCAGATCGAAAGACTACGCACGCTCGCGGACTTCGCGAAGACGGCCGCGCCCCTCGTCGCGGAAGCGATGAAAAAGAAGCTCGACGTTCAAGTACTGCAAGGGCTCGGACCCGACGGCAAGCCCTGGCGCCGAAACGCAGATGCTAGCATCTCACTAGCGGGAGCAGCGCGAGCAATCGCGGTTACGGCAATCGGTACCGTGATTCAAGCTAAGGTTGGATACCCGTTTTCGTTTCACAATAGCGGCAACACCCGCGGCGGGACTCGCCGTCAAATCATTCCAACGAACACGCTCACGGCGCCACTGACTGAGTCCGTCAAAGAAGTGCTCGACGCGCACTTCAAGAAAACGATGGTGGCTGGCGATGGCGGATGACTCGCGGCTCGTGTTCGCGCTTCCCTGGCTCGTCCAGCAAGTGCGCGACCGCTTCGAAGCCGAAGGCGTGCTTATCCCGAACGCGTTCGGGTGGCGCGAAGCTGCGCGCAAACTCGAAGAGTCAGAAAACCGGATCATGTGGGTCCCGGGCGACGACTCAAGTCAAGTCGCTGGTGACTACGAAGCACCGCAAAGCGTCGGCGAGAACCCGCGCGCGCTCGCGCAGCTCGCCGAACTCTGCACCGTCTACCTTCACGCCTACGACGACGAAGAGCCCGAAGACGAGCTAGTGCAGTACACTGCAGTGAGGACGCTGCATGACGTGTGGTTTCGCGCTGTGCATCTCGCGGCCGTCGGTACGTACAAGCTTTCGCGACCGACATGGCACGGCAAGCCGAAGGAACGACGACGCGGCGCGACTATGCGCGTTCTGTTGAGCATCACGGCGCCGATTCCGGACGAAGAGCAAGCGATCGTCCCAGCAGACGCGGGCGCGATTGCGTCCGCGCACCTGCACGCGAAGACCGACCCGGCGCCCGACCCTGATGAAACTGAACCAGTCACGACGGCCGACACGGCCGAATAAGAAAGATCGAACACATGTCTAGTCCTGCAGTTGAACTCACCGAACGCGATGGCAAGATCGGCGTACTACCCCCGAGCGAAGGCGCGTTACCCGTTTATGTTGGCGCAGCGACGGCGGGGCCACTCACGCCTGGCACGTTCTCGACCGTGCCCGACTTGCTCGCGACGTACACCGAAGGTGCCAAACTGCCCGGATCGATGATCTGCGCGGCGGCTCACGCGATCGCGCAGGGCAAAGGCCCCGTCGTTATCATTCGAACCGGAGCCACGAACCCCGGCGAAGACGGAACGCTCGACGACGAAGACTTCGGCGGGACTTCGGTCCCGACGCTCGACGCGACGAACGAACCCGTCGACGATATCGATCTCGTGATCAAGTGGATCAAAGGTGGCGCGGTCGAGACGACGGGCATGACGTATCGCGTCAGTTTTGACAACGGCGTAAGCTTCGGCGCACTGCGCGAACTAGGCGTCGCGACATCGCTAGTTGTCCCGGAGATCGGCGACGGCTGGGCAATCGATCTAGCGGCTGGCACGATCCTGACTGGCGCGATCTTGCGAGTCCGAACGACTGCGCCGATCTGGGCCGCGGGCGAGATGACAACGGCGCTCACGTCGTTGCGTAATTGGGTCGGCTCGTGGGATCTCGTGTACCCCGTCGGCGACATGACCGCGACGGGCTTCGACGCGATCGAAACCGCGATCGCTGGTATGCGCGCAGTCGGGAAAGAAAAGACTTGGTTCGGCTGTTTTCGGCGACCACTCGTCGGCGAAACGTCGGCGGAATATAAGACGGCATTTGATGCCGCACTCGGTGCGAAGTCGACGACAAGCGGCGCAATCAGCGCGGGCGTCAATTCGTATGTCTCGGCCGTGAATGGCAGCGAGTTTGCGCGGCCGGCGATGCACGTGATCTTCGCCCGCGAGTCTGGACTAAGCGAGGAAGGCAACGCGGCGGAGATCGGACTAGGGCCACTACCCGGCCGGATCACGGACAGCAATGGCAACCCATGGCACCACGACGAAAGCGTCGCGCCCGGGCTCGACGACTCGCGGGCGTACGTCCTCAAGAGCGACGAAGACGAGCCCGGCGTCTTCGTCAATCGTCCGCGTCTGTTCTCGACGGAGACAAGCGATTTCCAGCTCGTGCCGCATCGTCGCGTCATGAATCGCGCGAAGAGAGTGCTCCGTGCTTATCTGAAGAAACGCTTGAACAAGCCGATCCGCGTGAACAAGAAAACGGGATTCATTACTGAAACCGATCGAAAAGAGATCGAGATGGGGGCCAACCGAGCACTAGCGGACGCGCTGCTCGCGAAGCCGAAGGCTAGCAATGCGTACTTCGTGCTGAGCAAGACGGACAACGTCCTAGCGACGAAGACACTCACGGGCGCGTGCTACGTCGTGCCGCTCGCTTACCCCGAGTTGATTAACGTCGACCCGGTCTCGTTCCTCAACCCCGCACTACAGACGATCGCAGCATAAAGGGCGAAGCACATGGCATCTGATAAAGTAAGAATCAATGGGAACCTAGTGAGCATGGCTAGCGTCATTTTCAAGATCGACGGCGAACGCATGTTCGGTTTCACGTCGATCGACTGGGACGAAAGCCGCGAGCGCGCGCATGGTTTCGCGGCTGATAAAACCAGCCGACCCGCGGGCACGACCGCGGGCGAGTATGTACCTTCGCCCGTCAAGATTAAGTTTTACACGCACACGGCGCAGCTCGTGCTTAAGAACTTAGCGGCGAGCGCGGGCGGCATCTCCTACGGCGACGCGAAAGTCGGCGCCACGTTGCAGGTCGACGAGCCAGGCAACCTGAGTCAGGACGTGGAGTTTCTCGAAATGCAACTGACGAAGAAAGCGACCGCGTTCGCGCGCGGTAACGAACCCGCGCAAGAGGATTTCGAATTCACGAACTGCGGAATCATCACGGACGGTTTGACCATGTACACCGATCCGAACGCATAACAACCAACACAAGAAAGAGTCGAGACAATGTCCCCCGAAAAAGTCAACACGAACGAAACAACCGAAGAGCGAGAGCTGCGCGAACTCGAAAAGCTCGCGAGCGAGGCGCGCGGCCGTATGCAAGCGCGTGCGGACAGCTCGCAGCGCGAGATCAAGATGCGAAAACTCCGCGAAGAGATCAAGCTGGGAGAACTCGACGAGCAGCTCGGCGTGCGAGGTCGGGACTACGTGCCGATCTTCGATCCGAAGACAGGCGCAATGGTCGTCTTGCGGACGCCAAGCGAAGTCTCGATGCAAGCGTACCAGCAAGTAGCACTCGATCCGAGCACGACTGGAATGAAGCAGGTTGAGGCAGCGAACAATTTGATCAACTCAAGTCTGGCCTACCCGTCGAAAGCTGAATTTGGCAAGCTGTGCGGAACGACTCCAGGCTTTATCGATTCGGCGTTGACGGTATGTAGTCGACTGTCAAACGTCGAAACGGCCGACATCATGGGAAAAGCCTAACGCTCGTGGAAGACGCGCACGCAAATCCGCTAGCAGCTTATGACTGTTTGCGTGCGTTCTTCCACGACGCTGGTGGTGATTCCAAAAACGCCCGTGCACAGCACATGGCGGGCGGCATCTTGATCGCGGAAGCGATCGACGACTTGAAAGACATTGCGATCGCTGCGCGCGGTTTTACGGGATGATATGTCAGACGCACTCTTTACATTCGAGCTAGAGGATCAGTCTTCGGGTTCCGCGGATAACGCAGCGGACGCACTCGAAAGAATGCGCGCAAAGATCATTGAAGACACCGCGGCGCTAGCGCAGATGAATAAAGCGCTTCGCTCGATCAAGGGATCGACGCACGCGTCGAGCGACGCTTTCAAGCAATTGAAGGAACGCGTCGCAACACAGAAGGCGTCGATCGCGGCGGCGCATCTCGGTTACGTGAAAGCGGGCGGCACGTTCGCGAAAGTCAAGAAACCGACGGACGAACTCAGTCAGGGAATGCGATCGCTAAACGCTTTCACGGAAGGCTTGCCGCGACCGCTGGGCGCCATGGTGTCTAAGCTTGGCGCTGCTCAGTCGTCTATGAGTAGCGGCGTCGTCGCCGCCGGGGCGCTCGCCGCCGGTTACATCGCGCTAGCCGCCGCGGTGCTCGTGTCCGTCGCAGCGATCGCGAAGCACACGTTAGCGTCGAGCGACGCTAGGCGAAACGAGAAACTACAACTAGAAGGTTTGACTAAGACGCGCAATTGGTACGGACTCGCCGCGGACTCGGCGGGCTTTCTGCAAAGCCAAGTAGACAAGGTCTCTGATTCGGTTTCGCTCGGACGCGACAAGATAACGGCGATGGCGTCGAGCTTGTACAAGGCGAACTTGCGCGGGGGCAATCTGCAGCTAGCGCTTGAGGGCGTCGCAATCGCGACCGCGGCCGCGGGCGAAGAGCAGGGCCAGCTTTACCGGAACATGATACTAGGCGGCGCTCGTGCTCAGGGCGGAATCAAAGCGATCGTCGGCGACATCAAAGCGCGCTTCGGCGGCGTCGCGAAAGCGCAGATGCTATCACTTGGGGTTCAATCGCAGAAGCTACGAGAGAACATGTCGCGGATCTTCGCAGTCCCGATCGAAGGTTTTCTAGCGGGCCTGCATTCGGTGACGAGCTTACTATCGCAGCAGGAAGCAACAGGCCGCGCACTTCATTCAATCATGAAAGCCGTATTCGGTGACACGGGCTCAGGCGCCGAAGACGCGGGCTTTGCGGTGAAACGGTTTTTTCAAGGCATGACGATCAACGCGCTCAAAGTCTCGATCGCATTCTTCAAACTACGCAACAAGCTGCGATCGGTGTTTGACGGGAACCCTTTGAGCGGATTCCTAACAGCTAAAGATATGTTGTTGGCTGGCAAAGCAGCGGCGGTCGGGTTGGCTATCGTACTCTTGCCCGTCGTCGCGGGGTTCGCAGCGATCGGCGCCGTTATCGCGATCAATATCAAGCGCGCGTCTTTGTTCGCGAGCGGCGCAATCGCCGCTTACGAAGGTTTGAAGAGCGGCGGTAAGCGCGCAGTGAAGTTCATCAAAGGCTTGAACTGGGGGCAGCTCGGAAAAGATATTGTGCTTGGCATCGTCGTTGGTTTGAATCCCATGCCCATTGTCAAGAAGATGCTCGCGCTAGGCGGCGCAGCTATCGCGGCGTTCAAAAAGGCTACGGATAGTCACAGCCCGTCTAGACGCATGGCTAAGGAAGCTTTCGAGCTTCCCGCGGGCGGCGCGATCGGTATCAAGCGCGGCGCGCCGAAGCTCGTGTCGAGCGTGAAGAAAATGGGAGACGACGCGATTGACGCGTTTAAGGGGCCAGCGAAAGACCGCGTGAATTTCGAGGCGCCTAAGCTCGTGTATTCGTCGAAGCGAGACGGCGCACGCAGCGACGATAGCGGACCCCGAACACCGCCCCCGACGACGCCAGGCGCGGGCGCGGGCGCGTACTCGGGCCCACTGATTCGCATAAACAACTTGACAATCACAGCGAAGGACGACGCAACCGCGAATGACATAGGCGTTGAAGTCCGAGCACAGCTCGAAGAGCTGGTACAACAAGCGATCGCGCAGATGGGCGCAGCATGATAGACACTGCAACGCGCCAGGGCGACGGTGACTTCGTACTGATTAGCGGCGAGCGTTCGCCCGGTCTTTGCACCGTTGTCGGCGCGGACTCGCCCCGTAAGTGGGACGTGCGCAACGGCTTCGGCTTGTCGGGCGCTTGGACGATCTATCTTGGTATTGGGATCTCGACTTTCTCGATCAAGTTCCGACTGTACGGGCAACGCGACAAGTCCCCGGACTGGCTTGCGTGGAACAAGTTCGAAGCCGCCGTGCTCATGAAGCCGCCGAACAACAAGCGACCGAAGACGCGCGATATCTGGCATCGCGAACTAGAACGACTCAAGATTAAAAGTGTAGGCGTTGCGAACGTAAAGCAGCCAGTCGATCTCGGTAAGGGTGAATGGGAAGTCGAAGTTGAATTGATAGAATACCGACTACCGAAGCTCACGATGTCGAAGCCGGAAGCGTCGCAAGCGAAGCCGACAGATCCTGTCGATAAAGAGATCGAAGCACTCACAGCGCAGCTGGACGCACTGGCGGCCGGATGAGTGCCGCCTATGTTACGATCGACGGCGAGCCGGCATCTTGGGCGAAGCTCGTCGCGCCTTACGCGGGCGCGTGGTTCGTCGAGCTAGCCATCGAAAGCACGAAAGCGTTCGCGGGCGCTGTTGTCGTTATGTTCGGAACGCTCCGGTTAGTTGGCACGATCGATCCAGCGTACAATGGTACGCATGGTATCCGCCGGCTTTGCCGCGTCGTCGCGGGCGCCGGCAATTGGGGAGGCCATGTGTCTGCGCTCGCGTACCACAACGACGCGGGCGTGAAGGCGCAAAGCGTCGCGGAAGACGCGGCGCGAGCCGTAGGCGAAACGCTCGCCGACTTTTTACCCGCCAAGGCGCGGATCGGATCCGACTACGTGAGGCGCGCGGGGGCTGCGTCGACCGTGATCGAGGATTGTTCGGGCGCGTCTTGGTGGGTATCTTATGACGGTCTGACGCATGTCGGAACCAGGGCCGATCTCACGCCCGACCCGAAAGACTATTCGGTGCTCAACTACGAACCCCGATCGCGGTTCGTGTCACTGTCGATAGATGACCTGTCGACTATCGGCGTCGGTACCGTGCTTGAGGTCGGCTTAGATGAGCCTCAGACGATCCGCGACCTCGAAGTCGAAGCGACGGGCGAGGGCTTACGAGTAAGCGCGTGGTGCGGCGATGCGACGCGCTACGGGCGCGGCTTGCCTGCCATGTTCCGACGGATGGTCGAAAAAGTGCTCGACGATCGTTTGTACGGGAAGCACCGTTACCGCGTGCTCGGAATGGCATCCGACGGGAAAGTCAATCTCCAAGTGGTACACGCCGGCGACGGGTTGCCCGATCTGCTACCCGTCGACCAATGGCAAGCGCCAGGCGTCCACGCGAATCTAGCCGCGGGCGCGGAAGTACTCGTCGAGTTTATCGGCGGCATGCGTAACGATCCGATCGTATCGGGTGGCGCGCCAAAGTCAGGCACGGGACACATTCCCGACGCGCTCGAACTCGCGGGCGGAACGCGAGACGCGGCCGCGGTCGGTGATACCGTGACCGTCGTTTTCCCGGCGGCCGTCCCTTTCCAGGCGACGCTAGGCGTTACTCCGCTTGTGGGCGTCTTGAACATGGCTTTGACTAAAGCCGTGGGCATTATCGATCCGGGCGGGAATCGCAAAGTGAAGATACCATGATCACATATTTAGGAACGAAGTCGGTGGGCCAGTGCATGCCGTCGGCGCTTATCGCGCAAGGGCAAGCGGTCGCGAGCCTCGAAGGCGAAGTCGCGAATTTGCAATCGACGATTGAATCACTGCTAAGCGCGCAAGCGAATATGACGCTTAACCCGCCGTCGCTCGCGTCGTCACTCGCGAGCGTGCAACAGATGCTAGCCGCGCTCACGTCGGCGATCGCGCTCGGACTCCCAGCTTTGAGCGCGACGCCGCTGGTGTTACTCGCCGCGCAGATCGGAGATCTCGGGTTACAGCTCGGAGCACTGAACCTGAAACTAGCCGCGGTTCGCGGACTCGGCGCAACACTAGGAACGGCTGGCGTTTCGGCGTACGCGTTTCAGGGCACGATCGGAAACATGGGCGGCGAGCTGTCATCTGAATTGATCAGCGGAACGCCTGGCGGTCAAGCAACAGACGCCGCCGGCGGTGTCGTGTTCGTTGCGACGACGCCCGTCGCTCGCGCTGCTCTTGGGATCGCGCTAGGGATCGAACTATGATCAACGAAACCATGCGTGCTGTGTTCGTAGCTGAAACGGCAACGCTCGAACGCGTTATCGAAGAACCCGTCGGCCCTTTCGGTTACGGCGTGGAACTTTCGTGCTCGCGTGACCTGACGCCGGACATGCTTGAAGTCGATCCGTTTTCATACGAAGGTATCGCGGAAGCAGTGCTGCGCCGTTGGGATACACCGCGCGGATCTAACCTCGACGATCTCGACTACGGCGAGAACATTTCGAGCATGTTGAACGCACCACACACGAGGCAAAGCGTGCTCGCGAAAGCGGGTAGTCTGCGAGCAGAAGCTGAGAAAGACGATCGCGTCGACGACTGCGTCGTGACGCTCACGCCGAACAGCAACGGCAGTGTGATTCGAATCAGCGCAGCAATAACGCCGGCCGATCCGGACTTGACCGAGTTCACGCTAGTAGCGGCGCTCGACAGCGCTGGCTTGCTTCTCGAAGAGATTAGAACGCTATGATATACTCACTAAAAGAACTCGTCACACCGCCGACACGAGCGGAAGCAACGGCGGCGATATACAGCGTCATGGGCGCAGTCGGCGTCACCACGACCAATTGGAAGCCGGGCGCAGTCATGCGCACAATGATTACGGCGGTTGCGATCTTGTACGTCGCGTCGGCGACGTTGATCGCGTTGATCGCGCGTTCGGGTTTCTTGGAACTAGCTGCGGGGGCGTGGCTCGATCTCGTCGCGTATTACGTGTACGGCGTAACGCGTCAAGAGGCGACGTTCGCCGAAGGCGACGTAACGCTAACGAACTCGGGTGGCGGTGTTTACAACTACGAAGCGAACGACGTCATCGTCAAGAATGGCGCGGGCGTTACGTACCGAAACACAGAAGCTTTCACGCTTCTCGGCGCATCCTCGCTCGAAGTGTCGGTGCGTGCGATCGAAGCGGGTATCATCGGCACGACTGCAGCGAACACGATCGAAGGTTTCGAGACGGAGATAAGCGCTCAATATGTCACGGTCACGAACGCGAACGCGCTTATCGGCGCCGAACGCGAGCGCGATCCGGCTTTACGTACGAAGTGTTTGGACAAGCTCGGCGCACTGAGTCCGAACGGGCCGAAGGACGCTTACGCGTACTTTGCCCGAAACGCTAAGTTCGCCGACGGCACGAGCGCGGGCGTAACTCGCGTGCGCGTCGTGCATGATGCGTACAGCAACGTCACGACGTACATCGGCACGGCATCCGGCGGAATCGAAGGAGCGGAAGAAGACGGACTGACGGCGCTCGGCGTGGTGCACGATAACATCCAACGTAATGCCGTTCCGCTGAGTATCAATGAAACGACAGTGAGCGCGACGGGCTACTCGTTCAGTGTGTCCTATTCTGTGTGGGCGTACTCGTCGATCGGGATGACGGCCGCGGAACTGCGCGACGAGATCAATGCTGCGCTAACTGCGTTTTTCGTTGATCGTCCTATCGGCGGCGACGAGATCGAGGGCAACGACGGCGCGGTTTACGTGAGCGCGCTGCGCGCTGTGATCAGAGTTCGCCCCGAGATCTTCCGCGTGATAGTCCACACGCCGAGCGACGACGTACCACTGATGCCCTATCACGCGCCGACGGTTGGATCACTCGTAGCCCTAGAAATCACGCAAGTTGCG